AAGAAACAGTATTCGAGGTTGATTCTACCACTGGTAGTGTCATCCTTGGTGATCCTGGAAATGATAATACAACAACATTCATCTATGGTAATGTTAACTTCAACGGTACATGTTCTGATGGAACAGCAGGTGATTCAAATACTAAACTAACGTTTAGAAATTCACTCTACAAAACTGCAGAGCTTGATATCTGTACTGGTGATGCATTCTTCGGTAGTAACTTTGCTACCATCTTTGCAATTGGTGCATTCTATGGTTCAACTGCTGCAGCACACAGCACTACAGACGAGGTACATGTATACAGAAGAGATCCATTCTCTGTACAGGCAAATGGTCCTATCACGACTATCTTTGCTAACATATTCACTGGAACTCCATCTCCTTCTACAGTTAACATTGCTGTCAATGATATCGATGCTTTCCAAAAAGGTGATCTATGCTTAATTGTTGATGGATCTAACAATAAGGCAGAGATGATTATCATCACTGATAATCCTTATGAAGATGGTAACGGTTACAAGTATCTACCTACTGGAAATAACGCTGAGTATCCTGCTAGTGAATATCCTAATGGTGGTAGAGGTGCTGAAGGAACAATACCATTAGCATGGCAGGCAACTGATGTTCTTGTAAAACTAGAAAAAGATCCTAGAACAACCACACTTGCAGAAGAAATTCCTGCTACTGGAAGAGTAATTGTTGAGGCACCAAATGCTGATCCTAATAAGATTCGCATGAGGTTGGTTAATGGTGATCTAGTTTCTGAGAAACTTGATTATGAATACGTCGTCAGAATTGGAACTGAGTTCTTCTTCCCAGACAGTATTAATGGTCAGAATGATACTCTTTACGGTGTACGTACTCCTAAATCTGTTCGTAACCTTGACGGTAGTATCACTAAGTTCTTTGGTGGTGGTAATCTAACATCACATGGTAACTTAACACTTACCAGCGGCAACATTAGAATGTATGGTACTGATGGTACTACACTGATCTTCAACGTAACTAATGATGATGGTCACCCAGGTGACGGTGCAATTGTTGACCCAGTTACAGGCAAGAATGGCATGTATCTGAATGGATTTGCCAACATCTTTGGTAATCTTCAGGTATATAATTCACAATGTCAGGAAAATGGTAGCTGCTCTAACCAACTTCAATTTAAAGTTGAGAGATCAACTGGTTCTGTTGAGATGGGTGAATCCCTTTACATTAAGGGTAAGATCCAAGAAATTGAATCACCATCTGTTCCTCTATTACACATTGATAATATTGGATCCGCTGGTACTGGTGGATTAAGTGGTCCTAAGGACTTCATCATGTATCAGGATGGATCTATCGATGCATTCGGAATTAGTCAGTACCTTAACAAGAATGGTGGTAGAAGATGGACATATGTTGCACAATCAGCAACTGGTCTAGGTCAAACAACAGGTAACCCACTACAACCAAATAACCAATACCTAGTCAATCTAACGACAGGTGGTAACATGGTTGTTTACCTTCCAGATTATGCAGTCACTGGTGATATAATTAGATTTGTAGAACTAACTGGAAATCTAAGTTACAACACAAACCTTGTTATTAGAGCACTTCCAATTAATGGAAATGCAACAGCAGTTCAAGGTGACCTACTAGGAACCAGACTTGCCGCTGGATCAGGTAGTAGCCTATTAGTTGCTCCTTATAATGGAGGAGAGTTAGTTGTTCAAACAAGAAACGCAGCATTTGGTCTGTTGTTTGTTGGTAACACTGATGCTCCAAACGATCCAAACGCATCCGAAATCCCTGCCAATCTTCGCGGTTGGTGGTTAGTAGAACTCTAAACTTATGGCACAATCATACGGTCAAATCAAAAAAATGAAGACCGCCAAAATTGGCACTATTATGCCGTGGGCGGGTAACTCATCTGCAGGTACGTTAATAGATAACGTGCCTCATGGTTGGGTATTGTGTGATGGGAGAGTATATCAAGGTGATAGATTCCCTATATTATCATCTGTATTAGGAAATAGTTATGGTGGAACACAGTTAACAGGGCAATTTCCTCACTATCTGGGAACTATTAAAGTACCAGATATTACAGGAAGAGTCCTAATGGACTTAGAACCATTCATGATTACCCAATCTGCTTATAATGCTGGACAATTAGATGCATATGCTAAACTAATTGATGGTGCAGGGGAATCTCTAGTTGTAGATGATGGATTAACAAAAACAATTAATACACTTATTAGTGCTGATACAGATTTATCATTTACCATTGATGTTGATGTTCCATTTGTAGGTAAAATTACTAATGGACCAGCGGGGGGAAATATTAATGTAAGTGATCCTGCTTTTACTACAACAGCATATTTGTATCCTAGAAAATTAGGTATCAACCATATGCCATATCACAGGCATCCTGGTGCATATGAAAAAGCATTGGGAGGTGGACCACAACCAGAATTATTTTCTCCAGATGGTATGAGTGTAAGTGGAAACAAGAGTATTGGTGGTGGTTGTGGTTCAGTTTCTTGGTATGAAGCTAGTTTGAATAATCCTGGTGAAGCACCAACGTGGTGTAATGGTGCTGGTTTGATTACATATTTTGATGATAATACTTTGATTGAAACATTTGAATTTAATCGTTTTATTAGTGATAGTGATAATGATTACAGTCAAACTCCACCAGATACTGTACAATCAGTAACTTTCCAATCACCTTCTGGTTATACAAATAGTTTTAGTTCTACTCCTTTAACTGTTCACGCACAGAAAGCGTGGACTGGTATGTTCCCAAGACCATTAGAATTTACTAATAGAAGAAACTATTTTGGATTTGGTGGATCTATTGGACCTACTGGATTAGGTGATGATCCAGAAGCAGGGGCAAATGCATATCTATTAAACTTATCAGTTACTGGTGGTTCTAACACTATTATTATTCCTGCAGGGACAAGTATTGGACCAGATTACGATGGTATTGTTCCCAACATGGTATTAGAAAGTAACACAAGTGGTTCTGTTTCTATTAGACCTGGAACACAAATTCTACAAATTAGTAGAAGTGGTAGTGTTGGAGCATATGAATATGTTATAGAACTTGATAGGTCTATTTTTGGTGCTGGTAGTGCAACTCTTGATATTTACTTTAGACATGGTACATATCCAACTACTATGAACACAACACCACCAGGGCAAGATCCAGCAGGTAATGTTTTTGGATCACACAATCATGGTAGTTTTGAAATTATCATGGGTGGAGGAACACTTCAAGGACCAACTACGCACCCAGTAAATGATATTAGTAAGGGAGATGTTGCACCTGAAACCATTGGAGGTGCCCTAAATATATCAGCGAACATTGCTTGTCCTTCGCAGAACTTTGTATTCATAATTAGAGCTTTCTAATGGCAGCACATTACGGAAAAGAAAGAAGCAAGTATGGAACTCTAACAGGAAGTTTGATTACTTGGCCTGTAGAACTTACTGCTCCAAATAATCCAAACAATCCTGATTCAGTTGCATCATTGCCTGCAGGTTATTTAAGATGTGATGGGCAAAAGTATAATGCATTAGATTATCCAGATCTAGCAGAAATTTGTGGTACTGGATCTCAGGCAAAATTTGCTAGGTTAGATGAGAACGGTGATGTCATTGGTACTATTGGTGAAGATGAGTTTGTCGTTCCAGATTTAGGGTCTAAGTATCCTAGACCATCACCTGCTGACTCTGGTACATTCAATAATATTATAGAAGAAACATCAAACGGAAATTTTATTAAAAGATCTGGTATTGGTATTCAAGCATCATCTAACGTTGGTGAAATTGCTCAGGTAACATATACTGGTAATTTTATTGTACCCTCTCAAACTATTCCATTGAAGGGAAAACCCGCTTGGACATGGGGTAATGATAAGTATACTGATACTGAAGCAGTTGATAACTCTGGAATTCACCCACACATGCACTTCTCGACTACTACGAGAGTAAGAATTCAGGCACGATCTGCAAACACTGGTGGTGTTATAACACTACCTGAAATTAACTATGATGTTAGTGGTAGTGATGTTCAAAACTCATTTAGTGGGACTGCAATTGTTGGATTTGGTACTGGATCAGGAGAAGTTGGTGGATTTTTAAGTCCTGGTGTAGGATCTGGTTATGTTGCATTTGGAACAAGTGGAACATCACCATTTAGTTCTCTTCAAAATCCAAGAGTTTGGACTGTTACTGTTCCATTTGCACAATATACTTTGATTTCTATTACATCCATTATGGGTAATGATACTAATGGTGGTGAACGTGTTAACAATATTAATGAAGGTGTATATATTACATGGCCAGATGGAACTACAGAACCATCTCCAATTCTACCATCAAGAAAAGATAGTGGTTTAACCACGTCCAGTTATGATTCTCAGTATCAGAACTGGGTTCCTAATACATATCCTATTCCTGCTCAGTTTTTGGATGGAAGTTATGCAACAGGACAAAATTTTACGATAACATTCACTCAGAATCTTACAAGCATTCAGGGCGGATCTTTTCTTGGTACTGGTGGTCCAGATTTTACAGGTATGGGTGGAGAACAAAGACCTGAAACCTGGCCAGGAGGAGTATTAGATCCTATTGAAGGAGCACCAGGACCACACCCTAATGGATATGATATGACAGGTATTGTATTGATTGGTTTTAGTGGTGGATTTATTGAAGATACATCTCTAACATTTGATGGTAATGATCAACCAGGAGGAAGATCTTATTTCCAAACAGCATCTACTATTCCAGTTTCTGACTGGTTGGATGCTACTGATGATGGTGATGGTCCTGGTAGTAATCAACCAGCATGTTGGGCAATTGCATCTGGTGGTAAAGCAGGTACACCTAATACATCACAAAACCTAATTCTTGGTACTCAATATACTGTTTACTACAATTTCTGTGATAGTGGTTGTAGTTTAGCAAACTTAAGATGTTATTGTTTGTTAGGTGATGAAGTTGAATATGATCTATCTAAAGATTACTTTGGATTTGAAGGAACTGAATATGCTAACTACTTCTCTCTATTTACAGGTGGTTGTCAGTATTCTGGTTCTGGTGCTACATGGAATACTAGTGGTAAAGCACCAGTAACATATCAAGCAGGTAAACAGGGAGTTGCATATGATTGGCAAGGACTTCCTTTGTCTGATGTAGTTCCTATCAACTCAAATATTACAGAGCAAGAGTCATATCCTCAGGCAACAAACATGTTTACTGAGGTTGATGAAAATGAAGTAGAGGGAGATCCTACACAGCACAACCATAAGATCGTTGTTGATAGAGGAGAGCACTCTTTTAAATATATCACTGATACATTTTTGCTAAGTCCTGAGGCGTTAAATACTACTGTGGCACTAACACCTAGCACAGTAGCATCAATTGATTCTGCTAGTGCTCCTTTTGTTATTATGGAATATCTAATTAAGACGTAAGATGGTAAATCCTGTATATAGAAACAATAGAAGAAATTACTATCAGGAAAAGGGTCCTGATACTGTAACTATTGGAACTGTTGTTGATGTTTTTAAAACAAAACAGAATTCTAACTCTTATGATAGTAATTTTGTGCCTACTTCATTACCAGTTAATGGAGTAACTGCATATAATGATTTGACTGGTGATGGTTCACCACAGGATAATCCAGAGTATCAATACTATGGATATCTTTATTGTGATGGAGCAGAATATAATATTATTGATTACCCATTGTTGTATGAACAAATTGGTAACAACTATGGTGGTACTGCAAGTAATGGCATTGATATTACTAACGGTGGTAGTGGATATGATACAGGAACTGATGTAACATTTTCTGCTCCTCAAGCAACTGGTGGTATTGTAGCTACTGGATTAGTAGTAGTTAATGGTGGTGTTATTACCGCTATCAATTTAACTTTTGCTGGTTCTGGATATACTAGTGCTCCAACAATTACACTTACTAATACTGGTGGTGGTTCTGGATTTGCTGCAGACGTAAGATTTGATCGGTTTGGGCAGATTGCTGCGATCAATGCTACAAATGTGATGACGTTCTGGCCAGATCCAAACATGGGAACATTTAGAGTTCCTGATCTACTTGCAAAGAAAATTGTTGGTGTAGGACCAGTTTATGGTGTTGGCACTCCAACTATTGCTAACGTAGAAACAAGTGTTGGAAATATTGGTGGTCAATGGTATTTTAGTAGAGATTCACAAAAACAATTTTTTAATATTGGTAATGTAAGAACCACTGGTTATACTAGTGTTGTTGGAAATACAAATGGTAGAATTACTGGATCACAAACTATTACTGTTACACTTGCAGATAATGATCTAGACGGTCCTCCTGTACACTCTCACCTATTATATCACTCTGAAGCACCAAACGTTCAAGGATTCCCAGGATCTTCAGTACAAATTGATCCATTTATGACTGGTTATAGAACCAGAACAGGAAGAGTTTCACCATTTAATCCATCAGGAAATGTTAAACTATCTCACTCACATGCTCTTTCAAGAGATCGACTTACTGGATTGAGTACACTTGCAACATATGATGTTTATAACTGGCAAGGTGGAGATGCTGGACCAGGAACATTAAAAGACAATGGTAATTACTATGCATCAGGTGGTTCTGGTACGTTTGTAACTCTTACATACACACCATTTCCTTTACACAAATCATTTAGTTCTGGTAGTTTAATTGGTGGTAGAGAAATTATCACTGAAGGAACTCCTGTATACAATTATGTTGACACTGCATTCAATACTGCTGGAGTATATCCATATAGTTTAGATGTTAATGTAGATGAAATTCAGATCTTTGCTTATGGTGGATCTGGATCTGGTGGTGTCTATGATCAGGCAGGAAATGATGGTGGTGACACTGAAATTAGATTGGGAGATGGTGGTCCATTAGTTATCAATGCAACTGGTGGCAAAAAAGGAAATGCTGCATCATCTGGAGTTGCTGGTAGTGGTGGCAATGGTGGATCTTCTAATCTCAATGGAACTTATGCATCTGAATTTGCCGTTAGCGCACAAAGTTCACCTACTGATGTAGCTTACAAAGGTGGATCTGGTATTAATGGAAAGCAATGGTTTGCTGCATCTAGTGGTCCTAACATTGTCAATGGTGTAGACACATGGAGAGGTAGAGGAGGTATTAATGCTTCTGATGGATTATATCTAACAGTTTCTGGATCTGCAAGAGGATCAAATGTTAGTGTAACTTATCCTACCACTCAAGTTTGGAGTATTTCAGCAACAGATCCCAGTAAATATACTGTCATAAGTGGTACTCTAAGATTATATGGTTCTAAAGGAAATGATTGTCAAGGGTTAGGATCTGGATCTGGATCAGCACCTGCAGGTTGTACTACTGGTGCAGGTGGTGTTGGTAAATACGTAGAATTAGCAATTTTACCAGATAGTAGTACAGGTAGTGTAGGTGGACAGTTTGGATTATATCCTGGTTCTGGTGCTGGAGCAACATCATATGGTGTAGGTACTGGTGGTAATGGTGGTAATGGTGCTACACAAAATGGTGGTCAGGGTGGTGGTGGAACTATTATCACGGCAACTGCTGGCGGCGGCGCTGTTGTTATTGTCGCTGGTGCTGGTGGCGGCGGTGGCGGCGGTGGCGCTGGTGAAGGACAGTGTGGTGATAATGGAAAACCTAACAATATTACAGATGGTGTGCAAAGCACTGGATCGGTTTTATTCTCTGGTTCTGGTGGTCCTGGTGGTAACTATGGTTGTACTGGCGGCGGTGGCGGCGGCGGTGGATCAGGTGTTGGTACTGCTGGACAAACTGGTGGCGCTGGTGGTGGTAGTGAAGGTGCTGGTGGTAACGGTGGAGAAGGCGGTGGTGGCGGTGGATCAGGCGGTCACGGCGGTGGTTATGGTGGAGGAAGAGGATTATCTAGTTATAGAAATGATTTCTTCTCACTAATTTCTTCTGGTAATGTAAATCACTCTACTAGTAATGATGGTAGTGGTAGTGGAACTACTAATGGTAAGATTACAGGATTTTCAACAGAAAATAGAGGTTATTGGTCTTCTGGTGCAGGTGGCGGAGGAGGTGGAGGATATATTGCAGGTACAATTTTCCCATCCACTATTACAGCATCTGGAGCATCTTCATTAACAATTACTATTGGAGCAGGTGGTGCTGGAGTATCAAATGTTATCAACAATGTAACTGTTGATTCTAGCATCAATTGGGTAGATAATTCAGGAACACTTACTAGTGATGCAGGTGCTCCTGGAAATGTAATGATTAGAGAAGCTACAGTTGTTGCTTATCAAGGTGGTAGCACTAGTATTTCTGTTGGTGATATTGTAGTCAAGGCATCTGAGGGAATTGAAATATATGCAGGTGGTACTGGATCTGGAACAGCAGGTGGTTTTGCGTTACCAACTAATCAAGCACCAATTATTGAACTTGAGGCACAAGGAGATCAACCAGGATCGGGAGCAGGTGCTGTTGCTAGTATTAGTGGTGGTGTTGTCAATAATGTTTCTTTAATTGTTGGTGGTACTGGATATACATCACCACCAATTGTTAGATTCTTACATGGTGCTGCTACTGGTTCTCAAGCAACTACTACACTAACATCTGGAGGTTCTTCTGTTGATGGTATTTCACTTAGTGCTTCTGGTACTGCATATACAAACTATGTTAAGTTTGGAGGAACAGAATTAGACAGATTTATTATTATTACAGGAACTGATTGTACTGATATCAAGAGGTTTGGTGTTAAAGCAGCTAGAGGTAACGATACTAATGGTGGTGAGCGTCCTGATGATAGTGCTGATGATTTGAGAGTATATTATAATACTGATAGCACTGTAAACTTCCCAGAAAGTAATTTTCTTGGTATTCTTGTACCAAGACCAACTGATGCTGAAATTGCTAGTAGTTATGATGGCAATGGTACAGGACCAGTTCCAACTAGGTGGTATAGTTATTTCGTAGATCTACCATCAGGAGCACAAGTACCTGGAGTTAGATTTAAAATTGTACAACAGAGAAATACTGCATCAGGAACAAATGATAATGGTGGAAATACTGATCATTACGGTATATGTGACTTCATTTATGAATCTAGATTTATTAATGAAACTGTTTTCCAATCATCTCCTGGTGAACTGAGTGGTGATTCAAGAACAATTACATATACAGTTGAAGGTGATAATGGAGCACAATATCCTGCAGGTATTGATCCAGATGATATTACCTTAAATCTTTCAGCAGGTACTCCATTAGTACCAGCAGCATTTATTGACCCGCAGGATCCAATCCCTTTGATTGAACCGTATGCATTAACCAAACATCTCATTAAAGCATTCTGATAAATATACTTGACGAGATGGTATAGAGCACCAAAGCTATGAGTATCGTAACAGAGTCAAATGTACCCAATCTAGCCCTGCAGTTGAATGCTATTCAAAAGCAAATCAACTATCGTGGAGTTATTAGGGAAATATCTGACACATATTGGAAGGATGAAATTCTTCCTCTCTTGTATCCTAATTGGGATACTGATAAAGATAAGTTGATCAATTTTTATTACTATGACAACGGTGCTTTCTTAGCAAGAAGAAGAAAGTTTGTCAAGAACTTTACCACTAATCAATATGAGTGGAAAGATTATGAGATGGAAGTTTATGACATTCCAGAGGCAACTACCATCTATGAGAAATTAAAAGAAGCATTCTATCTTATTGATAGTGTTG